GCAATTTCCCGGACCCGGAAGCGGCGTTTCGACAAATAGATCCAATCTCGCTGATGGTCCTATTGGATTTCCCACTCTGGGCAATTAATCATGTCCGATGGTCCCATGAGGAGGGGGAGCGATACGGGGAAAGCCAATATCTGGCCTGCCGGGGATACTGGAAAAAATTGAACATGACCGAGGAGGATCTAGTCGTTCGGCGCCGGACCAGGGCGGTCCCCCGGCGATTGCATCAAGTCGGGAATAAGGATCACCCGGGAGACTGGGATGATGTCAAAAAATATAAAGCGGAAAACGGACTTTCCGGAAATATGAAAAATGCTATTACGACCGACTATTACATGAACGGCCTTGGTGATATTAAGGATCTTAATCCGGACGCTGCATTAAGTGAAATTGATGACGTTATCCATCTTGAGGATACGTATCTCGGCGGAACCGGCGTTCCAATCAGTCTGTTAAAATCCGGCGCAAACATCAATCGGGACGTGCTCGAAGATCAGAAAAACCAATTCAAAGAGGACGCCCAGGAATTGCGGGACCTCCTGGAATACGGCGATAGTTCAGCTTTTAGCGGTCTCCGGTTCCTGTGTGATTTTTGTTTGGCGTTGGCCGGGATCAATCCGTTGATGGTGGAATATAGTTTTCGTTGGGCACAGAAGGATTCCGAAACCGCCAATGATAGAGTTAAACGCGTTGTAGCTCTTCGGGATACGCAGCATTTGGACAAGCCACTAATTACCCGCAAAAAAGCGGTTGAAATCATATCCCGCGATATTGGCCTTGAAAATGAAAACGCCATTGACGCCGAACTCCAGGCGCTTGAAGAGGAAGATAAACTCGGCGAAGAGGAAATTGACGCCGCAGTTAATCCAGGGAAAAACAATCCAAACGATCCAACAACATCCGGGGAAACATCAGCCAAAGGCACCAAGAGCATGACAGATTCCCCGGAAAATGTGATAAATTTTTTCCCTTACATGGGACGAAAGCGGGTGAACTAGAGAAGAAAATAGCGCGAATATTCACCAGGTCATATCGAAAAGTGTTTCTCCAAATCCGACCGAAAATCCGAAAGTTTGTTTTAGAAATGGAGCATTTGCGGGATACTCATTCCGGGCAGCCGAAGATAATAACCGATGCCAAGGATCATACACCAACCAATAATTTAACGGAATCATTCGCAACGGCGCTAAATGACTGGCGGGCGGAACTGGCGAAACAATTGGCGGGCGCTCACCTGGAAGTGGCTGAATATGGCCGGAAGAATGCTATCAAAGATGCTAAAATAAAAAATCCTAATATCTCGGTAACAGCTGGATTTGTAAACCCGGATATACAACATTATTTTTTAGCTCAATCTAGTAAACGGGTTACAAATATCGATCAGACAACGATGATGGAACTACAAAATCAGTTGTTTACAGCCTATACGCTTAAAGAGAAACCTGCTCAATGGCAAGCCCGGATCGAGCAGGTTTTAAATTGCGAAAAACCGCGAGGCCGGGCGCAGATGATTGCCCGGACGGAATTGGCCTGGGCTTATCGCAAGGGATTATTTACGACTTACGAAGAGATTGGAACCCGGCAGTTAGAACGGATGGAGGTTATGGACTCCAGAACCTGCCAACCGTGCCGGGATAAAAACGGGGAGATTTATACAGTTAAAGAAGCCGAGGCGGAAGACTTTCATCCTCAGTGTCGAGGGACTTTCGTTGGGGCTGATTAATTAAGAGTTTTTTAAGGCGGTGATGGAGATTGAAGAAAACTTAATCTCTTTTTTATTTGAATTTATTGGGAAATTTGAGCTTTTATCTTGATTGAAAGGAAGTGAGAACGTGACTACAAAGAAAAAGGAAGTTCCACAGGTGGACTTTTCCGGCGTTATTCTCGGCGATGTTCAGATATTGACTGATTCGGTCGCCGAAGGGGAAAAGGCCGGACCCGCTAAAGTGCGTTTCCTGGGGACTCGTGCGAACGTCATAAACGACAATATGAAAATGTATCCCCTGGACGTGCTCAAAGATGCCGTGGAGCGAGCCAAGCAAAAATACGTGATACCCCGAAAAATGCTCGGTGAAATGCCGCATCCCAAAACAGTGGTATCCAAAGGTGGCAAGATAAGCTTTGATAGCCAAATCGACAACCGGGTGTTTGACATCTATGATTTATTTATGGATGACAAAGGCCAAGTGTTTTTTGACGCCGAAATCATGCCGACCCAAAAAGGTCGCGACTTAATGGTAAGTCTAGATTCCAAAAAGCCGGTTCCGGTGAGCATGAGGGCATTGGGCAAGAGCGATGAAAAATATTTTCAAGGAAATAAAGTCGAAGTGGCAACCTTTATGGACATTATTTCCTTTGACGCGGTTGGGAACCCGGCCACTGAAGGATGCCAAAACCTGCAAGTATTAACCGATTCGCAGGTTGACGCTTTGCTGGCCGAGGATGGTATCCAGGAAACTCCACACGTCTGCTTGGCATGTAGCGGAGCATTGGAAGCGCAGGACCCGGATGATGATGGAGATATCGATTTTCTTTATTGTCCGGCCTGCGAAAAATGTTTCATCCCGGAAAGCTCCACGGTGGGGGAAGTCCGGGCAATAGTAACCTTACGGATGGTCGAGGAGTCCGATTGGGATTCCTACACCCAGGCCCGTGATTTTATGACGGCCAAGAAAGCAAGCAAAACAATGACCGACAGCAAAGTCGGAAAAGGAGATGAAATAGACGTGACAAAAGAGGAATTGCAGATTATGCTTGATACCCAGAGGGATACAATCAAGTCCGAAGTAAAAACCGAACTCGAAGCGCAATACAAACCGATTGTCGATACCGTGACCGCCCAGCAGACTGCCGAGCAGCAAGCGGCGGCCAAAGCCAAATCCAAGGAAGAGGCCAAGGTTTTTATCGATTCCAAAATAACCGAACTTACCGGCAAAATGAAGCCGGCGCAATTAAAATTTATCACCGATTCGGTTTCGAGTGCCGAATCCCAGTCAGAAGCCGAAGCGCGGTTTGACGTGGCCTTAAAGGCTATGAACGATTCAACCATCGCCCAGTTTTACAATGAAATCGGATATACCGGAAAAAGTGGGCCTGAGGGCCGAGTCTATGCCGAAGCCAATCAGCATACCAAACCCTGGCAGCCGATTGTTGACCGGATTATCGCTTATAATGACCGGTATGCTGGTAGGCTGGGCCATCAACCGCAACCGGGACTCCGGGAGTTCAACAAGCCAATCATCGATAAAATCATCGATCATTTTTTGGTAGGCCGTATTGCCGGCTTCGAGCAAATGGTTGATAGCCGTCAATACGATAGTTTTATCAATCAGCACCGGCGCCAGGCATACGGCGTATTCTGTGACAACGTCAAACAATTCGAACCCCTTCTGGATGATGTTCAAGGTGGATTCGAGGCCATGGTGGCGACCGATGATGTGTCTGTGGGAACTGCCCAGGTATTTAACCAGCCGACCATTTTGACCGTTGTACTGGTCCAGGCGTTCCAGGAATGCGAGGCGTTGCAATTCCTTTGGAATGATGTTTTCATGGGCAAGGAATGGAGAATACCAGTCGAGACGTTCACCAGTGCGGCGACCGCTGATGCCTTGACCGGCCAGGAAGATTTATTTAGCGATGAGGGAGTCGGTATTGCCGAGAGTTCCATCGACCTCGGATTCCTGCATTTTACGGCGGCTTGGCGGCGTAATGCGGTCAGCGTGACGAGCGATGTCGCACGGGAACTTTTGACCGGACCGGTCCATTATGACACCATTGCCAGGGCGATATATCATATTGGATTTGATCACCGGCGCAAAATCGATAATGCGGCTTACGATGAAATGTTCCGGACTTCTGATGAGTACGATCCGACCATCGTATCCAGTGAAATTCCGAACTCGCTGACCTCAGTAAGTGACGGCACCAATGTCGTTTACAAGTACAATCTCACCATCGACGGAGACGGCTCGACCACAGCCGGACGTAATCCGGTGGTTATTCCACGAACCGTCAGTTACCTTGACGCTGCCGGACAGTTGCAGTCATCCGTAATCAATCCGATAGCCGTTACGGTTGGTAGATCGGCGCTCACCGGCGGATATCGGAACGCCGCTGGGAACATTGTCGGCGCCGGGGCGGGATTTGCAGTTGATTTTGAAAACGGTGTTATGTATTTTACTAGTGTGGCTGGATTGAATCCGAACGCCGCGACTCCTATTATGCCGTCAATCAGCTATTCGGCGGCTACCAATCACGATTATTTTGATTTGACCTTGGCGGACGGAGTGGAACCAGCGTTTTATTACAACCGACTCCTGGAGCAATTAACCAATACCAGCGCCATGATGGGTAGCGCTCCGCGTTATAAAGTACCGAATCTGGCTATCTTTAACCGGATTTCGGCGGCCTATATCCAGAACGCGCAAATGTTCTACAAACTGGCGCAGCCGGAGGGAACCCGCCTGATTGCCCAGGGAACCTATTTTGGCGACCGGTCGGAAATGAACCTCGCCAAAGTGAATTCACCGCGTGTCAGTAATAGCCGGATCTTACTTACCCAAAAAGGAGCGACCCGGTACGGAATTCAAACTCCATATCAAATCAAAGGGCCGTATCCAAAGTATGACGGCAGCGGAAAAATCATTCCCGCCGATCTGTTCTACGGCTCGGAAAATTCCGTGATGTGTACGCCGCAAGTTGTCAACAAAGATACCGGTATTGTAATCAATCCAGTCAGCCGGACGATTAAGCTTTACAAATCGGCTTAAAGTAAGGATTTGAGAAATAAAGCTTAAAAAAGTAATACTAAGTAATACTAAGTAATACATATTTCAAATATCTCTCGCGTTGCTTGAATGTAGCGCGGGAGATAGTTTTAAAATTAAGCTAGGAGAAAAAATATGAGCACTCCAACAACTCCAACTCCAATTCAAAAATTAACCATTCGACTTCGAACGCAAATCCGGGACAATGGGAAAACGCAAGAAACCCAAGCGTTCCCGGATGATATAGATACGAGCGCGCCGCCAAAAATAATTCCCGGCAGCAGCCCGGAATTGCAACAATTTATCCAATCGGCGATTGCTATTTACAGCCGGTACCGGTCACTCAAAAAACCGATAACAATAACCCTGGAGCCGGGAAAATTGGAATACGATTTGCCGGACGATTGGATGAGCGCGGATATTGAATCGTTTAATAAGACGATCAACCCCGACCCGGTTCCTGATTTGAGTTTATACGCGCTCCCCTGGGTACAACCGAATCTTACTCTTAATATGCAGTTAAACAAAATCGGCTATCTCTGGTATGATGATGCCTGGAAAATGGTCTTGAAATCGGCCATAACAACCCAGGCCAGTGTCAATCTCGTTTTTGATTACAACGCCTATCATATCGCCAATGATAGCGAAACCACGATTCCACTTTGGAAACAGGATTACGTGATTTACAAATCCGCTGAACTGGCGCTCCGAGTATTGGCGACTGAAAAGGGCGTAGCGCTGCAAAAATACCGGGTGGGTAGTAAGCTCGGCATGGAAATTGATGACAGCAAGATCGCTGAAAATCTTTTAAATCAAGCTGAAAAATATGAGGAACAATTCCGCAAGGAGGTTATTTTGCGGCCATTCGCTACCTCCGGAGGAGATGATACGCAGCCATGGGTTTAGTAAGGGATTACGCAATCGGAACCGGCATTGATCTGGATAAATTATTGGCAATCCATGGCCTCGATGTCCAAGTGACTCGGCAGGCGGATATTACCCGGCAGAATAGCAATGTTTTTGGCACTATAGACCACGTGCCACCGCCATTTACGGCCCGAATATTATCGCCGGAACTGGAGATCGAATGTCAGCCGACCGAAGCTGGTGGTAAAAACAAGGAGAAGTTGCATTTTATCTGCCGACCCGGGACCATGGTTTTAGATGATGAGATTAAGTTTATCAATAATCATGTTTATAAGGTGGAGCAATCCCCGGAGGGATTGCTAGGCGGAAACATTGTTATCCAGATGTGTATGGCCAGCCGCGAGGTGGATTGATGGAAAGATTATCAATCGAGGCGTTAACCCGGAAATTTATCGAGCTACCCGAAATAATTAACGCCGAAGTTGAGATCGAACTTAAAAAAGTGGCGATGGCCGTCCGGGATACCGCTACTAAAAAGTTTGGAAAGTATCAGGTGGCAGTTGGCGATCTACCGGCCTGGGCGGCGCTGAAAGAGCAGACGGTCCGGCGCAAAATGGCCGCCGGGTCCACCGGTGATGATCCGCTTATTGGTCATTATCAAAAAGCACACGAGTATGTATCCGGCAATAATCTGTTTATGGCACAAGGGAGTAAAAATTCGCAGTGGCCGGCGCATTTGCGGAATACGATTAGTATTCATGTCGAAAATTGGGTGGCACAGATCGGGACTGATGATCCAATTGGAAAATATCACGAATATGGAACCGAGCATATTCCACCCCGTCCATATTTGCGGCCGGCGCTTTATGAAAATTTGAAATTTGCCCGGACTTCGATGGATTTAGCTATGCAACGGGCTATTCGAAGGATCTAAAATGTAGTATAATTAGTCGAGGTGATTTTGGTGTATGATTTTTTAGCAAACGCCGTAGTAATTATTTCAGTGCTGGTGGTTTTATTGTGGATATTGCCCGACGTTTTACAAAGTTGAGGTGATTAGAATGAGCATGGCGAGTGCCGGATATGCGGAACATGCCGAAAAAATTAGAATTAAATGGGTTGAAGAATTGAACAAGATAATTAACTCTACCGACCGTGAAGAAGAAAAAGTTAAAAAAATCAAAATCGTGATTGAGCAAATCGAAAACTTTAGATTTACAGAATAGCCGCCAAATAAGGCGGTTTTTTAATACGCTGTTTTAAGAGGTGGTGAAAGCATGATATGACTATAACTAGCGATGACTTGCTTTATTATCAAAAAGACCCCTGGGAAGCAATTTGCGAGGCGCTTCAATATCAAATTTATAGCCGCTTCGCCGAAATCAAATTCGCACTCGAAGGCTGGCCGGATACCAAATTTATTTCTATCGATGGAAATCTACCATCGATTTTCTTTTTGGATATTGATGGTGGCCAGAGCGAAAACAAGGTCAGCCGGTTACAAGAGCATAAACGAGTCTATTTCCCGGACGGGACCGGATTGATATTTACCGAGCAGCAGCGTAAAACTTTTATCCTGCAAATGAGCTTATTTACTTATACCAAAGAGGATCGGGCGCGGCTAGGAATAGTGATTGAACGATATTTTGAAACCAACTATCATATTCCGTTGCGTGAGTTTTCCTGCGCCATACCGGGGACCGGGAATCTCTTAAAACAGGAATTTGTTCAGATGCTTCCGCGAGGGGCACCGCACGACGGCCAGGGGGAGACTCGCTTTTATCAGCGGGATTTTACGTTTGAGGCGACCGGTCGAATTTTCGATATAAAAACAGCCTATCAGGTTACAGAGGTCATTAAGAGCATTACCGCCAAATAAGGCGGTTTTTTTATTTGGCAATTATGAATTTTAAAAACGAAAGGAAGTGTTTTAAATGCCAATTGTGAACTCGATCGCCGGAGCTATCCTTGATGATGTCTATTTAATTGAGGTTTCCACGCCGCCCGTGATCCAGGGTATCCAGGTTGGGATCATCGGTTTGGTTGGCCTATTTTCCCAGGGGATACCGACCGGGATCTATTCCATCGATGATTACCCGACCGCGGTTCGTTTGCTCGGAAAATCCGCCGTAGGGTTAAATGGTGCACTCGCGATCCAAAACATCATCCGGCAGGGGGCGGGCAATATCAAAGCTGTCCCCGTTTTTGGGGATGACGCCGAAGCGGCCAACGTAACCCTGTATGATGGCCGGGCAACTCCGGGAATTCTTGGAACCCTAA